ATTGAAGACGCTCGGTATGAAGTAGCTGACAAAACCGACACGTCATTGCAACAGTTAATTGACAATATTATTGAAATTTACTTGCGAACCCTTTACAAACTTCGCTTTCTCGCATAAGGATTTATAATGGCAAACTATTTACACAACAGCAATGCGGATGTCCAAGTTAAAGTTGGGGCGGGCAAATTTAAAGGCATATTTGTTAGCGCAGCGTCAGGCTCCCCTACTTTGACTGTATACGATACGCCGGACGCTGATACTAACGACCCTAAAATTCTTGCGGTATTTACGCCTGCTGCAAATACTATGTATTTGTTGAGCGGTGATGATTCGGGAATTTACTTTAACAATGGCTTGTATGTTGACAAAGGCGGCACCGTCAACTGCACCATTTTCTACGAGTAACCGCTATGTCTCAATACAAAATACTCAGTAATATCGCACCGGATACAGGAAATAATCAGGTTAAAGTAGGGTTTGGCAAACTTAAAAGTATTTTTGTCAGTTCTGCGGCTACTGTGCCTAGAATCACAATTTATGATTCAGCCACTGCTAGCACATCTGATCCTGAAATAATTCACATCTTTACACCGACTAGCGCTACGGTTCGTTTGTTTAGCGGCGACGCTGGCGGGATTGCATTTAACAAAGGTTTATTCATCGTCATTACCGGCGATGTAGGTATCACTGTAGTTTACGAATAACCCCAAAAACCGTACTGATGCGGCACATCAGGGATTCCAGAGGAATCAAAAATGTCAGAAGAAAGTCAGCAAGAAGTAATAGCGGAAGTATCCGCGCCAGAACAGGTGGCTACGGCAGCGCCTGAAACTGAAGTAAATGCGCCGGAAGTAAGTGCTGAGGAACAGCAAAAAGAACCTTCTAGGGTGTTCACCCAAGAGGAACTGGATGCGGCCATTGGCAAACGACTTGCAAGAGAGCAACGTAAGTGGGAAAGAGAACAGAATCAGAGGCAAGCGGAAGCGCAAACCTTGAAAGCGCCTGTTGAAATTCCGTCAGTCGATCATTTTGAAAGCCCTGAAGCGTACGCAGATGCACTAGCGCTGAAGAAAGCTGAAGAACTGATTGCCCAACGAGATCACGCACGGCAGCAATCTGTTATTCTTGAGACTTATCACGAGAAAGAGGAAGAAGCGCGGACTAAGTATGATGACTTTGAACAAGTCGCATACAATCCAAACGTCCCAATCACGACCGTGATGGCTCAGGTGATTCAAGCCTCAGATATTGGCCCCGAAGTAGCATATTACCTTGGTGCAAATACTAAGGAAGCGAGTCGCATATCCCGTCTTGCGCCGATGTTGCAAGCCAAAGAGATTGGGTTGATTGAGGCCAAATTGTCCTCTAATCCGCCTGTTAAAAAAACAACGTCTGCACCTGCACCTATTTCGCCTGTTACAGCACGTTCTACTGGTTCACCCGCGTATGACACAACTGATCCTCGTTCCACGAAGACCATGAGTGCATCCGAATGGATCGAAGCAGACCGAGCAAGACAGATGAAAAAGATACAAAGTCAGATGAACCGCTAATTATTTTTTGAAGGATTTTTAATCATGGCTAATAGTATTCTAACGATTGACATGATTACTCGGAAGGCTCTGGAAATTCTAGAGAACAACCTTGTAATCACCCGTAACGTGAACCGTCAGTATGACGACAGCTTTGCTGTTGAAGGTGCTAAGATTGGTTCAACCCTCCGTATTCGTTTACCAGACCGTGCTTTAGTTACTGACGGTGCCGCCTTGCAAGTTCAAGACGACAACGAACAATACACAACTTTAACCGTTTCTACCCAGAAACACATCGGCGTAAACTTTACGTCTGCTGAATTGACCATGCAATTGGACGATTTTGCGGAACGTGTGCTTAAGCCTCGTATCAGCCAGTTGGCATCTAGCGTTGATTCTGACGTTGCTAATGCGTTCAAAACCATTGGTAATTCTGTTGGAACTCCTGGAACCACGCCAAGCACTTCTTTAGTTCTGTTGCAAGCGCAGCAAAAACTAAACGAAAATGCCGCTGTAATGTCGCCACGTTATGCTACAGTTAATCCTGCTGCTAACGCCGGTTTAGTCGAAGGCATGAAAGGCTTGTTTAACCCAACCGATACCGTTAGCCGCCAATTCAAAAACGGCATGATGGGAACGGGTGTGTTAGGCTTTGATGAGATCAACATGTCTCAGTCAATCAAGCAATTCACCACTGGTTCACGCGATGCTGCTGCTGCCACCACTGTAAAGACCACTGTGTCTTCACAAGGTGCATCAACCATCGTATTGACTCAAGCCTCTGTGACCACAACGATCCTTGCCGGTGACGTATTTACCGTCGCTGATTGTTACGCTGTAAACCCACAGACTCGTGAGACCACTGGTTCATTGTTCCAGTTTGTCGCTTTGGCTGACGCCACTGCGGTTGCCGGTGATTGGACTGTAACAGTTGCTCCTATCTACACTTCAGCTAATGCTTTAGCTACTGTAAATAGTTTCCCAACTTCTGGCAAAACTGTAACTTTCTTGGGAACGGCTTCTACAGCTTATCCTCAGAACCTGGTTTACCACAAAGACGCCATCACCTTTGGTTCGGCTGACTTGTTGTTACCACAAGGCGTTGATATGGCTGCTCGCGCAGTTCATAACGGTATCAGCTTACGTGTTGTTCGTCAGTATGACATTAACAACGACCGTATGCCTTGCCGTATTGACGTTCTGTATGGTTTCAGCACCATCCGTCCTCAAATGGCTTGCCGTATCTGGGGTTAATCATGCCAAACACAAAACCCGTAGGTGTTGCTTATTCCGACCCTCAGTTGGACGCCGCAATCATCGGCAATACTAAAACTGCTGGTGGAACCGTTGGGTTTTATGGGACTACGCCGGTTACACAACGTGCGGCTGCAAATCAAGCAGCCTCCGTTGTGTCGGCATCGTCTTATATAACCGTGGGTTCTAATTTGGCGGCTTGGGCTGCTGAAGTAAACGCTACTCTCACAGGCTTAGGCGTGTGGAAGGGCGGAGCTTAATTTTTTTACGTAAAGGATATTTATTATGGCACTTCCTAAAATTGGTGATGGCGAACAAGTCGGTGATGGCAATACCGGTGAAGTTCTAAATGTTGGTCGTACTGGTCAATCGCTGCAAATCGGCGGTTCGGCTGCTACTACGATTGGTTTTTATGGGGCTACCCCAGTTGTGCAACGCGCAACTGCTACGACTCATACAACTACCAACGTAGTAACTAGCGCTAGTTACGGCACGTTGCAAGTGGCACAAATGCAAGAGGTGATGAACACTCTAGCTGCTTTGGGTCTCTGGGCATCGTAATGGATTGGGGTGCGCTTCTACATGTAGGTTGTGGGAGCGCATCCCTACCTGATTTTATGTCGGGTTTTAAAGAAACTAGACTAGATATTGATTCAACTAAAAATCCAGATATTATTGCATCCATATTAGATATGGGTGATATTGGCGAATACGATTGTATTTTTTGTAGCCACACATTAGAACATCTTTACCCGTTTGAAGTAAGCGTAGCGCTAAATGAATTTAAGCGGTGCTTAAAATCTGGTGGTTATGCAATGGTGTTTGTGCCTGATTTACAAGACGTTACTGCTACTGAAGAAGTTTTACTTGAAGCGCCTTCGGGCCCTATTACGGGGTTAGATATGATTTACGGATACGCCAAAGCATTACGTGAAGGCAATCTATTTATGGCGCATAAATGCGGCTTTGTCGCTGAAACACTTCAATCGGCTTTTGATAATGTTGGATTTTCTAAAGTTCAAACTAAACGAATGATTAACTATAATCTGATGGCAGTGGCGGTCAAATGAAAGTTGTTTTTTGTCTTCCTACAGTTAAACGACCATATCAGCAATGTTTAGACAGCCTTGAGGCGTCTATACCACTCATTAAAGCAGCGGGATGGGAAGATGGGTTAGTCAATGAAGTTGGCAATCCTTACATCTCTGCGGCAAGAGCAGCAATGCTCAGAAAAGCACTCAGCGCTAAAGCTGACGTAATTGTATTTATTGACCATGACTTGTCATGGCGGCCACAAGATTTATTGACTTTAATTGAAACACCAGGCGATGTGATTGGTGGGCTATACCGGTTTAAGAAAGATGAAGAACAATATATGGGCGTTCTTCAAGATGGTGAAAATTTTATGCCAATTGTTAGGGATGACGGCTGTATTCAAGCCACTCGCGTTCCGGCAGGGTTTTTAAAAGTAACTAAAGAGGCTGTTGGGCGGTTTATGGCGGCTTATCCCGATTTATGCTATGGCCCAAAATATGAATTGTCTGTAGACTTGTTTAACCACGGTGCCCATAAAGGTGCATGGTGGGGCGAGGACTACGCGTTTAGCCGTAACTGGATTGACGCGGGCGGTGAAATTTGGATACCGCCAGATTTAGAATTAACGCACCATTCTACTGAACAAGCCTACCCAGGCAACTATCATCACTTTTTACGACGTCAGCCCGGAGGCGATTTATGGTCATCTATCTAAAACATCCGATTCACGGCACAAAAGTAGCTATTTGTAGTTTAGAAGCAAAAGCAGATGAAGAAAATGGTTGGATGCGGTATACTTTAGATACGCCCTTGATTGACGAGGATGCGGCCCCTGTGGTAAATACACTGGAAATTAAACGTAGAGGCCGCCGTAATGCTTCGGTGGCTGTAGAAGGAGTATAGACATGGCCACATATACTGCGGGCGATCAAATCAACAGAGCGCTAAGACTACTTGGCGTATTAGCTGAGGGTGAGACACCTTCCGCGTCTGTATCGCAAGATTCGTTGACTGCTATGAATCAAATGATTGATTCGTGGAATACCGAACGATTGTCGGTATTTAGCACCCAAGATCAAATTTTTACTTGGCCCGCCGGTTTTATTAACCGCACTCTTGGCCCGTCAGGTGATTTTCAAGGCAACCGCCCAATTCTGTTTGATGATGCAACATATTACCGTGATCCAGGCACAAACGTGTCGTTTGGTATTAAATTCATCAATCAACAACAGTATGATGGCATCGCCGTTAAAACGGTAACATCTACTTATCCACAAGTCATTTTCGTAAACATGACATATCCAGACGTTGATATGTATATTTACCCCAAACCTACGCGGGATTTGGAATGGCA